CGCACAGATCGGCTCCTCGGGCGACGACGCAAAGATCGAAAGCGAAGGTAACAATGCTGTTGTAGCAGCCATAGGTATAGATTCAAAAATAAAGGCAAAGAAAGGTAGCTGGATTACCCTCGCTGAATATGGCGAGGATCTGAAACCAGTGTGCGTAAGGTCTGCACAGATCGATGGGAAATCGCTCAAGGAGGATGTTTTCTATCAACTGAAAGGCGGCGAGTTTGTCGAAGCAGCAGAATAACAGCAAATATCATCCACAAGTAAATCTTTACCAACATGCAAACCTTCTTTTCCGAAAGCACAGTCAAAAGTCTGTGGGGCACGCTTGCGGGCCGCCTCTGGCGTGCGTGGTACCGCCTCAAGAGCAAGGTGCGCCGGATGATCGACAAGTCCCGCCGCCGGGCATATAAACTCCAAAACCGACCCCGTGTCTATCGGGTCGAAATTCGGTAAGAGTATGGCACACTTAATTACACTCGTAGTAGTTTCCGTTCCTGTTTGCCTGGTGTTCGGCTGGGCGCTGTCCGGTCCCCGGCGTATGCGGATCACCCGCTATCTGTTGAATGAAATTTTCGAACAGCGATGAATACTTCCTACTACGTCACCGACACGGCTCAAATGCCGCCGTCCACTCGGAAAGAACCCTCGGAAGAGTATTACTTCTTCGAGAGCACCCGTTTCAACCGGCCGCAAACGACAATTCATCTGACCGATCAGGAGATTCGGACTTTCGCCAAACGCATCGCCGATTACATCACCCGAAGGACATTTTCGGGTCCTATGGAATCTTTCGACTTTCAGATAGAATATCACGGCGTTGCGGTGCAAGGACGCTATACGGTGGAAGCCGAGCGACAGGATGCGGTGCATTCGATGGGAATGACGGAATGGATCGACGTCCCGATACGGGAAGAAACGAGCATAGCGAGCGCCTGGTGTACGGCCACGGACGAGGAGGTTCCCCGGGTGTCGGAGAAACTGAATGAACTGTTAAAATAGCTGACATGAAAACGAGAATCGAGATTTACGAAATCGACCGCCCGCAAAACATTGTTGCCTCGGGTTCTTGGAATAGGCAACTCTCGGCTGCCGAGATACGCAAGGAAACCAAATATATGATGCGGTATAGCGATTCTAAAAAGTTCGCATCACGAGTGATAACCGATAGAGATTGAGAATATGGAACTGCGTAAAATATCCGAAGAACAGAAAAGATTACTGGATCGGCCGCTGCCTTCAGAGGCAATATCGCCGCATCCGACAAAGAACTACCTGTCCACGATCAAAGCGATCTACGTTACCGAGCGTCTGAATGACGTATTCGGAGTAGGTAGCTGGCGTGTCCGCTCCGAACAGGTTGCCCGAGATAATAAGATGGTGGTTGTCAAGGTAACATTCGAGATACCTGAATATGGTATCTATTATGAATGTTATGGAGGCAACGATAATTCAGATTTAGGCGATGCCCACAAGGGGGCTACAACCGATGCTTTGACAAAGATCGGGTCCTGGCTCGGGATTGGTGCCGATGTATTCAAGGGTAAATCGAGCAATATGTCAGCAAAATGCGCGGCAGCTGCTCCGGACCCTCTCGCTTCGGCCCGGCCCGATACGCCCCGGACAAAGCATCGGATTACGACAGATATGCTTGACGATCCGATCAAGTGCGATTGTCTGCTTAATTGGGGGTATGACTTATGGACCGCTTCAGGCTATGCGGCAGATTTCGATATTGCCGCGCGTCTTCTGAAATCTTATGACGCCGATGCTGACGTGCTTAAACGTTATGCGGCTTTGTTTAATTCTTATAAGATGGCTCGGCATGGAAAATAATTCATTATTGCTCTGTGAAACGGTCTCGGTCAGTGAATTGACCGCCCGGGCGGTCAGGGCTGTTGTAAACGGGGATATTGACCCGATAACGGCCCATGTCAATATCAGCAGGATGGAAGCGGCAATCAAGGCGTTCAAGGATAATGAAGAGATCCGGGACATCACACTCCGCGAATTATCCAAATACGGGAAATCGCACCAATTCGGGGATTGCCGGTTGGAAGAAGCCGAGGTCGGTGTCAAATACGATTATGCGGATTGCGGTGACAGTAAGTTATATGATATGTACGCAACTCTTGAATCCTTGAAAGCTGACATTAAAGAGCGAGAAACAATGCTTCGGCAATTACCTGTTTCCGGTCTTGCCGATCCCCAAACGGGTGAGATGCTTTACCCGCCCGTTCGAAGTAGTAAAACGAGTATCAAAACAACATTCAAAAAACAACCGTAGCTATGTCAGAACTTATCAATGTATCGATTTGCGTTTCGGATATTCCCCGCGACCAGATCAAAGTTGCCAATAATGGCAAGAAGTATATCGCCGTATGCGTTTCGCAGCTCCGGGAACCGGATTCCTACGAAAATACCCATTCGGTATTTATGCGTCAGACTAAAGAGGAGAGAGAGGCGAAAGCACCTCGTGTTTATATCGGTCGGGGTAAGGCCATAAACTTCAATTCGGCACCTGTTACGGTGGAGAGTATTGCGGATCTGCCTCCGGCAGATATGGTAGATGACCTTCCATTCTAATATTCGGAATCCCATGATCGGTTATGAAATCAAGTCTTGGGAGATTCGGCAAATAGTACGTATTCTGCGTGACCTGGAGTTTTGCGATGCCTCGACTATCCGGGGACTAAATGCTATCCGTATGGGTAGAATCCTGTATAAAAAAATAATTAAACGCCATGCAAAGAATCGAACAAATACGGAAGGAAGCTCGGAATATTCAGATGGCTCTTGAATGTATGAATAATCCCAATATCGAAGCCATGATAGAGCGTTTGGACCAGCTGGGTGTTTACTACGCTCGCAGCGGTGAATTGTTGAGTGAGGTTGTCGGAATGCGTGACGCTGCGGTGGCCAGGTTGTTTCACGATGAAAAAGAAACGATTATCAGTTTGTCTCCATCGTTGGCGACAAAATTGGTGAACAGTTCTGCTTCGGAGCTGAATGCTTTAGAAAAGTGGTTGGACCGCATCAATGCATCTTGCAAGCATCAGTGCGACAACCTTCGGACTATGATAAGTTACGAGAAAGAACGCTTAAAATTGTAAATAAAGAAGATGATTGAAGTGTTTGATAAACCACCGAAATAATACAATGATATGGCCAATATTAGGGTCGGATTAAGCTATTACAGCGTCGATACGGATAGATATTTGGATATTCGGATAAGGCGGCTTGTTAAGGCTTTCGGTTGTGACGGTATTGCGGTTTACGACTACTTGCTATGTAATATATACCGGGTAAAAGGCTGTTTTGCTGCGTGGGACGAAAGTACTGCCTTCAACGTGGCTGAATACCTCAGGTTAAAGGAGTCGGTTGTTTTGGAGATTGTTCGGTACTGCGGTGTTGTGGGTCTTTTCAATAAAGAACTGCTCTCTCGTGGGATCATAACGTCGGCAGCCATCCAAAGGCGATATATTGACACTTGCATACGAGCGAAACGCAAGAATCTTGAAATACCGGAATTTTGCCGCATTCTTCCGGAAGAAACAGCCAAACTTCCGGAAGAATCGCCGAATACTCCGGAATTTTGCCGCGAAGTAAAGAAAAGTATTATATCTTCTCCTTACGTCGAAGATATAAATAATCCCCCCTTATATCCCCCCGAGGGGGAAGAAGATTATATTCCGACTGAATTTGTGACGTTGTGGGATAAGTTCAAGGGAAAGCGCAAGTCGCTTACCGATGACTACAAGGACTTTTGCAAAAAGACGGAGGGACTGGTTATAGATTATGTTAAATTGCAACGCAGCGCTCAATTTGCGAAAAATGTTTATTTCCAAACGTGGTTAAACGACTTTTTCCCGAAAAAATCCAGGCGTAATATAGATCTCTCGGCTGTCGAACCTGCGTTCCAGCCTATCATGGCGGATTGGCTTGCTTACAAGTCTGAACGCGGACAGACCTATCGACCGCTCGGATTACAGCGTTGCTATGTACGCCTGCTGACGCTTTCGGGCAACGATGCGGCCAAAGCTCGCCGTATCGTGGACTTCTCGATCGCCAACAACTATTCGGGGCTGTTCCCTCCACATGACCAGGACAATTCGGCAAATCGCCATCCGGCAACGGACTATCACGCCCAACCGGGCCAAACGTATGAAGACTTCTGACAATGAACTACGATGAAATCCTGAAACAGTTGAAAATCGAAGGTAATCCTACGCCTTGCGCCCGTTTCACCTTCAGTATTCCGAATGCGAAAGAAGAGTTGGTGACTGCGATGTCCGCAGTTCTGGGAGCTATGGGCGAACGGTTTGTCTGGTTGCCGGAATACGACAAGGTAGCGGAATGGCTGTCGGCAAACAACGGAAAAGGGTTACTACTGTTCGGAAACTGCGGACGCGGGAAATCGCTGTTGGTCCGCTACGCAATTCCGATGTTGCTACGCAAGTTCGCCAACCGGATCGTAACGGTCGTGGACTGCGGGTCACAGAGTGTCAATATCGACGACGTAATTAAACGCAAGTTTATCACACTGGACGATATGGGCGTGGAGGTGGACCGAGTAGAGTTCGGGACACGACGTAATCTGGTCGTAGAACTCATCAACAAGGCACAGGACAATCCCGATACGCTTCTGTTCATATCTTCGAACCTTACAGGCGAAGCGATCAAGGACCGATATGGAGATCGGATATACGACCGGATCAAGTATCTATGCCATCGGGTCGCTTTTAATGGAAACAGTTTACGCAAATGAAACACCTTGAATCGAACATCCAACGCGCTTTTGTACGTTGGTTCCGGCTTCAATACCCCGAGTATGCTTTGAATTTGACGAGCGTGCCCAATGGTGGATTGCGAAGTAAAACCGAGGCGGCCATCATGAAAGCTGAAGGGATGACGGCTGGAGCGGCGGATTTACTGTTACTTGTTCCCCGAGATGGGTTTGGTGTACTGGGACTGGAATTTAAGACCCAAGTAAAAGGAAGTCGTCAGACCCCAGCACAAAAACAATGGCAGAAATCTTTTGAACAGGTTGGAAACAAGTATGTACTTGTTCGCACACTGAATGAAGCTATAACGGCAGTTCAAAATTATTTGGATAAATGACAAAACGACAATTTTATCACTGGCTTCATTCTGCCGAGTGGTTCACTATGGGTAAAACGCATTGATTATATGACCAACCTTTCTTACCGCCAGGCAATGTTGATTAAACATACGGCCTGGATGAACACTCGCTTGCTCGCGCGGGGTCCTCGGCCGGAAGACGAGCGGTACGTGCCGCTCGCGGTGCGGATGCTTACGCTGGTCGGCTGCTTGAACTACGCGATGCTCGACCTTGAGTCCGAACTCACGGCATCCGGCTTGTTCCACCATGAAACCAAACGCCGCTATACGCAGGCTCAGACTTTGGTCTCGCAGGCTCACGGCGTCGCGTGGTCGATGCTTCGCAAGATCGACGACCGAGCCGCCCGGCAGTACAACGACAAGACGGACGAGGCGTATCGGACCATCAGCGGCTGTATCCTGTTGGAGGCTCCTCAAAGGTCTTACAACATCGTGCTGTCGCTGTGTAGGATCATCAGCTCTCTCAACGGTCGGATTTCGGGCCGCTACGACTTCAACCCGGCCAAACCTCTTGTACGCATCCCGGCTCTGTTGGAGTGTATCGGGATCGAGGATTGTAAAATAGACGGAATCATCGAATTGAATTTAATAGATTAACGAAAATGAAAGAATACACACAAGCGGATTTCGATGCCTTCGAGGTGATCGACGGAATCAAACAATACCCCTCGGGGGATTACAGTGATATACAAATATTCGGCGAGCGGTGCTCCTTCGGCGAGCGGTGCTCTTTCGGTAAGGAGTGCTCTTTCGGCAAGTGGTGCTCTTTCGGTGAGGATTGCTCTTTCGGTGAGGAGTGCTCTTTCGGTGAGGAGTGCTCTTTCGGTGAGGAGTGCTCCTTCGGCGAGTGGTGCTCCTTCGGCAAGTGGTGCTCTTTCGGTGAGGATTGCTTTTTCGGTGAGGAGTGCTCCTTCGAAGGGAAAGGCGAATATATCGGCGATTATCCTTTCCTGGCTTTTGTCGGGTTCGGCTCCCGGATTGGCAGCAAGGTTTACTTTTTCAACCTGCAAGACGGCATTTATGTCCGTTGCGGCTGCTGGCTGTCGGATATAGCCGGGTTCCGGGAGAGGGTGAAGGCGAAGAATGCCGATGCGATGTACCTGGATTTGTGCGATCTGGTCGAGAGGAAGTTTGACCGAAAAAATTCGAAATAACTATGCGAGCGAACGAATATCAGACACGCGCGATGAGTACGCGGCTGCCGAGTTGCGAGAATGCGACCTATATGCTTTTCGGCCTGATGGCCGAGGTAGGCGAAATCGCCGACAAGATCGCCAAATGGCGCCGAAAGGGAGTGTGCCGGCTGGATATGGATCATTTGGTCTTCAATACGGATGATCTGCAAGAGGTGGAGGGTTACAAATCCGAGCTGATGAAAGAGGTCGGGGATTGTGCGTGGTTTATCGCGGGCATTGCCGATTGCTTCGGCTTCACGCTCGAAGAGGTCATGCAGCAGAACCTCGACAAACTCGCCAGCCGCCGCGAGCGCGGCGTGATCGACTCAAACGGGGATAACCGATAAATAGCAGGCTGATAATGAAAGTAGTTGATTTATTCAATCAAGAAGAGCATGTATTCACGAATCGAGGAAAGTCGCGAAAAGAGATTTTCCTCGATTACGAGGGCTTTGTGGAAAAATTCAAGCCCAAGAAAACGACCGACGACTGCTATACGCCTCCAGCGGTGTACGACTATGTTTTGCAATATGTAGCCGATCATTGCGACATCGACGGGATGACCGTTGTCTGCCCGTTCTATCCGGGTGGTGATTACGAGAGCTTGGTCTATCCCGATAATTGCGTGGTGATCGACAACCCGCCCTTTTCGATCGCCTCTCAAATTGTCCGGTTCTATCTGAAACGAGGGATCAAGTTTTTCTTGTTTGCCCCACATCTGACATTGTTCAGCGCTAACATTGACTGTACACGGATCGTATGCGGCGCCGATATCGTTTACGAAAACGGGGCAAAAGTAAATACATCTTTTTTGTCCAATATGTTCGGCGAAGCCGGTGTAATAGGTGATCCTGTGCTATATGAGGGGATCGACGCCATTTGCTCGGCACCGAAAGCGGAGTTGCCGAAATACAAATACCCGGACTGCGTGCTGACGGTTTCGGATGTAGCGTACATCGTGAAAAACAAGGGAGAGATAAAGATAGACAAGCGGGAAATGGTGCATCACTCTGCGCTTGACATCCAAAAAAAGTACGGGAAAGCGATTTACGGATCCGGTTTTTTAATCTCGCATACCGCCGCCGAAAGAGTTGCCGCCGAAAGAGCTGCGGTGAAAAAAGAGGCTATAGTATGGGAGTTATCCGAACGAGAAATGCGGATCGTTGAAAAATTAGGACAATAACCGATGATCTCTTATGACCCACGCCTCTCTTTTCAGCGGGATCGGCGGGCACGATTTGGTTGCGGATTTGCCCCCGGAATTTTACGCCTGGGAGAACCGGGACAACTTTGCGGAATGCGGGGCCGACCTCCTCACCCTGTGGTGCGGCGACAAGTGGAAAAACCTGCGCGAGTTCGGGCCAGGCGACCCTTTCGATTTCCGCGCCGTTCCCGTGGAATACCGGCCGTTCGAGAAAAAATGGCTGTACTACACGGGCAAGAGCCGGGGACTTATGGGAAGCCCGCGCTACGATGTGATGAAGCACCTTCTGCCGTGGTGGTGGCACTTCTCCACGCCGAACCTCCTGAAAATCGTGCCGGAGATGGACGGAGGTACGCTCCGTTCCGAATCCGAAACGGCGGAGGAGGATTTGCAACTCCTGCCACTCAACATGAAATGGATCGCCACTTACAATTACGCCCGCGTGCTCGATCTGGAAAGGCAGGCAAGGGCGGCGGGGACACGCCAGCTAAAGTCGGTACAACTGACGATTTTTTGAAACGATAAATGAATACGAGAAGATATGAAAACCAAACTACTGCGCCGACTGAGGCGGGAGGGGCGTTGTCAGATACGTGTCTATTCAGTTCGTAAGGATATGGATGGGACGGTTGTTGGCATACGCTACGGGTATAATTCGGATGAATATGCGCATCTATGGCATTTTGCGATGACTTCGGATGAACTTAAATCAGAAGCAATGAAGATATATATCCTCCGCCGCATTGCGGAGCTAAAAGGAAAGAGAAAATGAAAAAAGTAATGTTCAACGATCGCTACGGCTTGACGCTCGAAGAGGTCATGCAGCAGAACCTCGACAAACTCGCCAGCCGCCGCGAGCGCGGCGTGATCGACGGAAACGGCGATAACCGATGATCGCTTATGACCCACGCATCACTATTCAGCGGGATCGGAGGGTTCGATCTGGCGGCCGAGTGGGCGGGCTGGACGAACGCCTTCAACTGCGAGATCGATCCTTTTTGCCGCAAAGTATTGAAATATCACTTCCCGAATGCAGAACAATATGAAGACATCAGAACGACCGACTTCACTGTCTGGAAAGACCGTATCGACGTGCTTACCGGTGGATTCCCGTGCCAGCCGTTCAGCCTCGCAGGAAAGCGGCGAGGTACAGAAGACGACCGCTACCTGTGGCCCGCGATGCTCGACGTTATTCGGACTGTTCGACCGCGCTGGGTCGTTGGCGAGAACGTTTACGGAATCGTTAATTGGTCGGAAGGGATGGTCTTCGAACAGGTGTGCGCTGACCTGGAGGCGGCAGGATACGAGGTGCAGCCGTACATTATACCGGCTTGCGGTGTCGGCGCTCCCCACCGTCGGGACAGATGCTGGTTTGTTGCCCACCGTGCAGACGCAGGGTCTGAAACGATGCGTGAACGGTCGAACGGAGTTCATGCCGACAGTATTGCTTCCGACACCCCATGCCTCGGACGCATCACGCGGAGGTCAAAAAGTAACCGGACTATACAAAACGAGAAAATCGGGTCTAACATATATGTCCCTGTTGAACGATCTGGCAGTAAGCGGACTTTTACCGACCCCGACAGCGAACGATGCGAAGAATGTAACGCTTCCTGCCAGTCAGGGCATATGCAACGGACTACCCAAAACAGCGATGCAAAGCGACGAATACCGGACTGGAACGGGTTCCCGACTCAACCCCCTGTATGTGGCGGAGATGATGGGTTTCCCGGTGAATTGGCTGGTATCGCCTTTCCTCGGTGGCGCCGGGAAGCCGTCAAAGCCTGCGGAAACGCCATAGTCCCGCAGGTGGCATTGCGGATTTTTGAAACGATAAACGAATACGAAAGGAAATGAAAAAACACTTACTTACAAGTTTTCTTATTGGAACACTGACAATTGTTTTATGTAGTATTATATCCGGGGAACCCTATCGCTCGATTGCATGGGGCGTAATATTGGTTATTCTTACTATCTCCGTCATTGCAATTGGGATAGCGACAACCGCAATCTACGATTTGTTGAAGCAGGGGATGAATATCAACATGCTGACTATCAATGGCGGAATCCGCTTTTTCGACAAAAGCAAGGCCGACAACCCCGAATTTCTGAAAGGAGGCGAGCAATGAATAGGACTATGAAACAATGGCTTTTGCCCCTTATCTGCCGCTGGTTCGGGCATAAGGATTTCGAGGAGGTATATTGCGTCAAATCGCCCCGAAATTGGTTCTGCCGCCAAAACAAACCCAACCGATACGACGTGGTGCATGATATTGTTTGCTCCCGATGCTGGCGGGTACATCGAACTATCCTCAAATCCCGAATTAGCCGCGCACAACTCCTGCATGACGGTTGGTTTATAATCGACGAATAGCCATGAAAAGCAAAAAAGCAAAGGAATTTATCGACGGATGCTTGAATCATCTTGTAATAGAGATGAGCGACCACGCCAAATGGCAGCTACGAGCAGCAATGAGCCATACAGCCGAACTCGCCGAGCAGGAGGCCGAGGAAAGGATGCGGGATAAAGCGATCGAAGCATTTTGCAAGGATTGCCCAATTTACTCAATACAAACAAGTAATGGGGGAAATTGCCCCGATTGCAGTGCATTAAACGCATTCAAACAAAGACTGAACGAGGAATGAAATTTACAACCCATTGCTTTGTCCGCGTCGAGGATGCGGAGAAGCGAAAAGATGTGATCGAGTGGTGTATGCATATTGGCTATGAATATATTTATCCCCCACAAGAAGAGAGATTAGGCGATAAGGTAATATGTGACACTTATTGTGTCGGCGTGGCTCATGACGCACAAACATTCACCGCCTTGAATTGCATAGACTGCGGCACCAACATCGAGCTGTTCAGGGCGCTGGCGGCGATGAACAACGAGAACGATCAGGAGCAATGGTACTCATATACGGAATATCCGACTAATGAGAGTAAAAATGGGGTTAGACGGCTTATTTTTAACGAACATACGCGATTCGATTCTTTTGTAGATGTACCATCAGGTTATTACCGCAAGGCTACAGTCGAGGAGATCGTCGAATATTTCAAAAACAATGAGAAATGAAAACAATTGAGGAAAGAATACAAGAATATGTGGCCAATGCCTGGGTCGAACTTGATCAATTCAATGAAGACCATGTAACTTTTGAAAATATCGTTACATCCGCCTGTGTTGTTGGCGCTAATTTCGAATATGAGGAATTGACCCGCTGGCGTGATCCGAAAGAGGAGCTGCCGCAAAATGGACAACTCGTGTTGTGTAAAACCTCTGATAAGAAACTTCCATTTGTCACTGTTAAATATGACCGTTCTGAATGGTGGATATATGTGTATCCCGGATGGGCTGGTATTGGTCATAAGATTATCGGCTGGCGGCCGATTCACGAAAATGAGTAAGATGCTCTGTGCATTTTGACTAACCAAGTAACTAACCAAGAATATCTATGAACACGAAATTCAAATCAGACTACGAAAAAGCCTGCAACGCCTATTTGCAGGCTTTTTGCGAGAAACACGGCTATGATTATGAGGATGCTACGCGGAGCTGGGTCGGCGGCGATGTCGGCGGGATCACCGAATGCGCGGACTATATAGTTGGGATGGATGACATCATCACCGACATAGACCGGGACGCTCCGGAAGATGAGTTTGTAAAGTATTACGATTACTGTCTGCGGGTGGGGAGTATCGCCTGCGGCAAAATTAGTACGCCCAATTACAGCAGCTGGCTCTCGGGGTGTCCACGCATGAGTGAAGAACAGATCACCCGGCTGGAGGAGTTGCAGAGGGACATACGCAAGGCGGAAAGAGAGCTGGAAGAACAAATAAGGAAAGAGAAGTTTTAACCGGGAGAGGCAAAATCGCTCCCTTTTTTATTCATATGGCAGTAGATACATCTAAAAACGGTACAGTAGATCGTGCTAAACTTCTGGCAATAGAAAATAAATGTACGAGAATAATTCGAATTGCGGGGGTAACGTTTTATGTTGCTCCGGATAAGGATACACCAGAACACCGGAGGCACTTAATCCGCGTTTTGGAGAGTTGCGGTCGGCGATATACTCAAAAAGCAGGTAGCTATGAATCGGAGATTTGAGGTGAGAATCGACATTCCGAATAGTTGTGAATTGATTGGATGCAGATCGGACGGAAACATGGCAATTATTGTTTTCGAAGATTGCAGCGGCCCAGAGATCCGGCCAATCGGTTTTTGTCGGGAACATTCCGGAGAAGTACCGGACGCCTTCGAAGATGAATAAAAAAGAGGCAATTCCGAAGAATCACCCCTCACACCGATACAAATATAATGATTTATTCGGAATTTGCAAATGGGACGATATAGGAAAAACGAACGCAGAGGCGGGGCACGTGACGATTCCGAAATATACATCAGTTATTCACGGAATCGATTGCTCGAAATGATTATCTGCCGGGAAGCAAGGATGGGCGTGAGTTATCGCCATGATTTCGTCTATCGATTCAAGGCACACAAATCCTTGCCGTTTTTATGGCGGAAATTCAAAAGGAATATTAGAGAACACATTGACGGATGGCAGCAGGAGCTGCCTTTATTTTGATGAATTTGCGGAAAGGGAGAGGATAATAACCGTGCAATTCGGAATATATGATGTAGAATTACATCCGTTCATCCTATTGCATAATTGCAATTAGACGATAAAAGTGTTCTTTTGATTCATTCTGTTAATGTCGTTTCAAGCATTGAACTCTATTGGGCGGGAGCCGGACGTGAAGCTACTTTATAACGTATCTTTCGGGGCACACGAAGGAAGTGCGCCTTTCGCACGTTGTCGGGACATTGATGAAGATATAAAAGCCGATCTTATCCAGCTATTATATCGATTCTATCAATTCGCAGATTACGGCTACATAAATAGGGTAGCAGCATTCGCTGATCTCCAACAATGACATCAGATATTTAGTTTGTTCGTCCATAACCGTCGCATTTACCTTTGCAACAAATAAATTGGTGAATATCTTTCCAAAGCATTGTATTTATCTGTCCTGTCAGATAGGCTACTTCTTCGCCTTGCATCGGCATTGCGGATGCTACGGCGATGTCGTCGCACAGGTGCCGCAGTTCATGCTCGAAAGAGTTCAGGAATTGTGCCTGGGATGACGCCAATCCTACGACTACGACAGACCTTCGCCGGGTCTTGTTGGAATAGGTGAATCCCGAATCCATATCGGCCTTTTCCAAATTTTCCCGTACTCGCTCCATAATTGGCCTGGGACACTCTATCTGTTCCAAAGAAAAAAGGATAGAGCGCGTGTGATAGCCATGTACGGCGAAGTAAAACCGCACATGCCAATCATAGTTCTCTATCCTCAGATCCCGCAGCTTCATGTCGTTGAATACACTTTTTGAATCCTCACATACGGTCTTTCGAGCCGCGTTCTGGATTTGATTCTGTTACAGGACATCTTCCCACGGAACATTTGTTCCCGACCCTATCAGATCGGCGAAATATCGTGTGAAGGGCAGCCCGGGATAGGCGTCTTCATCGTCGATGAAATCCTTGACGAACAGGGCCAGGTGTTGTTCATCGGCAATGGATGATCCCCAGTAATCGGCCCGGGCCATATTCGCGACATATACACAGTCGTAGCCGTTGTCGTGCTTGAGCTCGATACCGTTCGTCTTGAGCAATTTGTCGATCTGCTCTTTGGTGATGGGTTCTATTTTCTTCCCGTCGCGGTCCTTCATGCGGCTGACGGCAAATTCACACATTTTCTTCGAAAAGGACCATCCGTTTTTTTCGAGGTATGCGCGAATATCTGCCGGCATGGAGTCCCTTGCGTCCAATCTTTCTCTGTCCATAGGTTTCGCTGTTAAAGAGAGGGGATTTCTCCCCTCTCCGGATTCGTTTTACCGGCGGAATCTGGAGTAGGGTCCGGTTCCCCGGACACCTCTTCGTTCGCCATATCCGTCGCTGCCGTATTCTCCGCCACGCTCACCGTAGCCGTCGGGCATGTAGCCTCCCGTGTGACGCTCCCCGTAGCCGTCGCGCATTTCGCGTTTGGCATCCTCGTAGCCACACTCGTAGGCTTCGCGCATCTTGCGTTCGATTTCTTCACGCTCGCCGTACCCGTCACCGCGGTACCGGCCTTCGATTTCCCACATTCTCATGATTTGCTTGTTTTAGCAGACATTTGCGATTTAAGAAAGGCGTCCAGCGATGACTTCATGGAGGCGAACTCCGTTTGCATCTGACGAAGTTGTCCCACCTCTGCCCGCAGCTCCTGGAGCTCCTTGTCGCGTTGCGCCTGACCCGCGTACGCGGGATTCACTTCGCGCATGATCTGATCGAAAACTTCCAGATTGGCCTTGTGTTTTTCGTAGGAATCCACAACGGACTGGCTCTGCTGCTTTGCCGCATTGATGGCGTCTATGAGCCGTTCGCGGGATGTCGTGACCGTGAGTCCGTCCTTTGTCACCATATCGGCATTTACCGGGACGACCCATTTCTGGTCCCCTACCGGGAAGCTGACGGAAGGCTGCGCCGGGGGAAAGTTCCCGGGAGCGGGGAAATAGGGCTGTGGCGCCTCTTCAAGCGTCGCCATGTAGTATTTGGGAGTTCCGCGCATATCTAGTACATATACCGGAGCGCCTTTGGTTAAATTCGCAAACATCTTCGGTTAATTGTTTTTTGAAAGCTCCGGAGGGGCGGTTTCCCCTCCTGAAGCCTTCGGTTTATTATTGGTTAAACGGCCCCTGTCATCAGTTGCAGGGTGTCGGTCTGTTTGTCGTAGAAGAGCTGGAATACACCCGTCCCCGGAATATCGGACACGGTGACATTGGCTCCGTTGTACGTGGTCACATTCTTGGTCACGCCGTTGGTTTCGAACAACACGGGAAGCGTGCCTGTCGTGCCTGCGGGTATTGCCTGCGACAGCTCGACCAGGACTATCCCCCTGTACCAGGAATTGGCAAAGGCGTGGTTTTGGAATGAGAACACGACATCGGCGGCATTGACCGTCACACCCGTAGTTTTGATGACCGGGATACCTCTGCGATTGACATACTGAAATGGGAATACTGCCATAGCATACCTCCTTTCCGTATTAACCCCAGAATCCGCCGTTGCCGCCGAGTCCGAACGCGGCACCGAAGCCCAGCCCGTATTGGGCGGCTACGCAGGCGGGCATCGCGTACACCTGCGGATTGGGAACCACGGTCGTAGGCGGCAGGCCGCACTCGATCTTTGCCAGCCGGTTGCTCAGATCGCCGATCGCAGCGTTGATGGGCGCTACGGCCTGGGCCTGCGACTGCATGATCGTCGCCGTCTGATGTTCTTGGGAGAGCTGCCCGGCCAATGCCGCGCTCTTGGCACGCTCGGCGTCGAGTTTGTTCTGCATCTCACGCATCTCGAGGGCACAGAAACGGTCGTTGATGACCTGCGTCTGGGCATCGATCTTCGAGCCGAGGGCATTGAACTGCGTGTTGGCGTTGCTCGTCAGGGTGTTGGTCTGATTGAGCGTTGCGAGCTGGCTTTCGTAGCCCTGGCGCTCGATGGCGGTGCGGACATCGCAGCAGCAGGAGGCCATCTGCGAAAGCACCTGTGCGTTGCCGGACTGCACGGCATTGATGATCTGCTGCGCCGAGAGGCCCGACTGTGCCTGGATGTTGCACAGAGCGGTCTGAATCTGCTGTACGGAACAGTTGAGCGAAGATGCGAGCTGGTTGATGGCGGTGCCGTTTCCCTGAATGGCATTCATCAGCAGCTGACGCCCTGCGTCGCCGTTCAGCTCGGCGGGAAGATTCGAGAGTCCGTTTCCGCGACCGCCGAAGCCACCCCATCCGTTGCCGCCCCAGAGAGCCCAGAGCAGGATCATCCACATCCACTCCCAGCCGTAGCCATTGCCGTAGCCGTTATTGCGGTTGTTTCCGTTCATCAACGCGGCCACGAGGTTGCCGTCCATTGCGCCACCGTTGTCGAACACTAAAGTTTTTTCGTTCATTGTTTTAGACTTTTACATTGTTGCGTCCGTTCGGCGGACGCTGCCGTTGAGCTCACAATGCAAAAATCGACATGAACGATGGGAGAATCAATCGTATCAGTCGCAGGTGGGACGGAGTTTGGACGCAATACGGACGAGGAGCATTTCGAACATTTTACCGCTTTGTTTGCGACGAAGATCGAATTGGGAAATCATCTTCTCTATGGGCCGTCGTGAGAAGTTCATCAGCGAGGATATGACCGGGGCGTGAAATCCCTGCCTCCAGAGGAAATAGACCAGTAAATACCTGGCATCCACGATCTCGGCGTTTTTGGCTTTGGATAGTATTCGCTCTTCCGAAATCTCCGTTTCTTGCGATACCGTGCCGAGAATTTGTCGGTAAAGTTCAGATTTGCACATATAGGATATTTCTCTTACCTTTGTTCACTCTCTTACCAAATAAAAATAAGTGCCAACACACTTGCAAAGGCTTTACAGCCCCTGTCGTGGTGTGTTGGCACCTTTATTATTAGCGGAAGGTAAGAGAGACGCTAATAAAGGCAGGGGCTTTTTTTACGCCCACCCCTGACGGGCGAAAGCTGTTAGAACAGATACTTTTTCAATGTCGGCCAAAGCAGGTAGAAGTAGATTGCCCCGACGGGAATCAACCCGGTTGCGAACAAGTTGCTGCTTTCGACCTGGCAATAGTAGAGTGTTCCTATCCCACCCACAATACAAACGAATGAGAAGAAGGCAAGGAAAAGCAGTCCGATTTTTTTAATTGTTTCCATAATTATAATTCGTTAAAAAGTTATTTCCGCCATAAATCCATACTTATGCTTCCTTGAACATAGGGGCCGTTATCGCGTGGGTCCCAGCCGAGGGATGCCGTGATATTGAACCTTCCGATGTTTCTGCGAAGTTGCCCTCCGATCCATACGCCACCCGTGCGATTAACGTAATAGACGCCTGCGGCAGGCCCGAGTTGCCAGCGGTAGGGCGTTCGGATTATTTTCTGCTGCGTGATAGTACGTCCGTATGTTTCGATATGTTCAAGAGTAGGGTGGCAGTCGCCCAGGGCTATTCCGCTCACTATGGCGAAGTAGCTGCTGTCGCGATATTCCCGGCGTTCGAATGGCAGCTGTACCGGCACACTGTCCCGGTTGGGATTTATTGTTACGGTGGTAAAGGTGGTATCCGCTGGGGCGAACAACCATTTCGGCACCTCTACCGAAATAGCCGAGGACAGTATTTTATGCGGTTGCGGTCTTTCGAAGTAGGCCGTATCGATTCGAGTATGCTCGATGATACGGACATCGACGGATCGCCTGCCGAGCCACCATCCGACAAAGAACAAGCCGGTCAGAAGGAGAATCAGGATTATTTTCCGCAGTACCATAATGAGTACGAGCTATCAACCGTTGATGAACAGATCCCAGCCGGCCATCACGTCCGTCATGCAGGCATCAACGCCATTTTCTACGCGCGACATAGCTGCGACTATCGGGATCATCACATCGCGGTTGGTTGCCGTGATCCATCCGTTTTCCGGGACGCCGGACAATTCGGATACCGTACGGATATATGCATCCGTGTCGTTCTCGCTCGGGGGTGCCCAGCGTGAAATCATCTTCCGAATGGTGTCGAGCCCGTATTTTCGGCTGTAAGTGTTCAGGCATTTGAACATCGCGCGGTATCCCCACGCCATAGATTCGAACTGCTTGAATGCAGCGTCGCGGGAAGGTTCCACCTCTCCCTTCCAATGGGTTCCATCCTTGCGGATATTCCCGGGATTGTTGTTACGAAGTCCTCTGGTCATTTTTTTGTGCTGTTTAATATGTTTTCTACATCTTCAGGATTTACATTGAGTTTGCGGGCTATTTCTCCGGTCAATGCTTTTCGAAACAGACGTAAGAATGGAAAGTTCGGATTGATGATTAAAGCGTTGCCACAGCTCGACCATGCTTCTGCCAGGCAAATGGCAGAACCCAGGATCACGGTCGTAATCTTCGTTTCGATACCTCCTGTCGTAACGAATTTATCGATGAAAACGAATACTACGATCAGATTGAAGTAAACTGCCAGCTTGAATATCGTAGCCCGCAGGAGTTCTGACAGGATAAATTCTCCGCGCTTTCGAGCAACGCATATTCCAAACAAAGCGTCGAAGGCTACGGCAATAAGCACCCCATAAAGTACGAGCTGGTACCCAGCGAAGAAATTCACGATGACGATCAATAGTCCTATAAGCCATCCTTGCACGGTCATAAGCGCTTCGGACAGCTTTGTAGCAATACCTTCCAACACCTTTTTCGTTTTATTAAATATTTTGTCCATAATTATTATATCTCGGTCCAGCCACCTGTTCTGCTGTTGGTCTTATAGACTTTCCCGTTTTGGATGCGTAACCCTCCATTTCCGATCCTGACCTCGAAAATATCTCCGGTGAAGATCGCATAGTTGCTGGATCCTTTCACGACGGCTACTCCGTTGGGAGCGATCAGGTTCTTGCGGACATCGGTCACGAAAGAAAAAGTAATAGCCTCGACAGCTGCGGATGCCGCGTTTCCGAGTCCTCCGGGATAGGATGCTTCCACTGTTACTTTTATGTAGTAGTATGCCGGGGTCGTAAAACGATACCTAATGTTCTTGTTGATCTGTATCGATCCCGTGTCGTCATATGCGGAAGATTGCCGGAATATCGTGTCGGTAGTATCGGCTGTCCGGTTAATAATTTCGATCTTCACGCTTCCTCCGCCCCGGATCGTCCCCTTGACTTGTGCCGACATCTGCACCTCCGCTCCGCATTTGAATTGACTTGAGTTTCTGGAATCCGAGGCGAAAGGCTTCGTTTGAGAGGTTATGACCGCTATACTTTCCGTCGTTTGGCTCGACGGGACTTCGGAAGAGCCCAAAACCTGGCTTACGCTGTTTATGTTGTTAGTAGTGAGTATGATCTTGTTTCCGCTTGCGGTCGCATCGCTCACCTCTACGGAATTGTTTTTGACCTGCAGGATTCCGACGGTTCCTTTGGTTGCGTGTACTTCCCCGTCGGCGTGTACTCTGAACACGGCTTTTTTCCGGTTTGTGTAGTCGGCTCCCGACCAGAAGGGCACATCGTCTTCCTGCAAGCCGCTCACGCCGGCCGTCACGTCGCCTTCAGCATTTTTCAGCAACATCACATTGGTCATTATCAGACCGCCTTTCACCTCGGTACTTCCGTCTTCCATAGCCTTCTTGAGGTACTCTGTCGATTTGATGGATTCGTCTATCGCGTCGTCGATCAAGTCCGACATGTTGCTGCTTATTTCATAATAATCGGAGAATACTTTTCTGAACTCGGTGCCGGTTATCTCGGATGTCGTACTCATATCGGCCAGCAGGGGCGTGAGATAATCTTCGAGTGCCTGGAAATAGACCGTAAATGAATCCGTGGGGACATCATACTTTTCGGCATTCGCCATGATGCTCCAGTATTCGTTCTGTATGCGTACCCATTCGTTGGCCACCTGTTGTTTATCGGAGGGTGTCAGGCTCGAATCCGAGGCGATGTAGTCCACATCGAGCTTCACCTGCTCGATTTGCGCCTGTACATCCTCCTCGGCCGTGATGTATCCCGTGGGCGCCTTGTTGCCTTCCGTGAGCTGAATGTCATAGATCAGGACACGATTCGTTTTGCCTCCGGCATCGAACTGACTGTACGAAGCCGAGATGCGGTCCAACGTCTTTCCCTCCTTTGTGGAATAGACAGTTTCGACAAGACTCGTCTGATTCCCGTAAATGGGTACGAACTCCATCGTGCCGTCCGTATAGATGAACACGAAGTACATTCCCCGAACGGTCGAGGACATTTCATACAACAGTTTCCACCGCACTTTGAAACTGTACTGCATATTCTCCTGAAACTTTATCCTGCCCCGGAAGATGTCGGCACGGGTAGAGTCTCCGGAGGAGATGATCTCCTGCACGGCCCGGTAGTTCACGCTCTGGTAGCTGCCGTCGGTATCGCTGCCCGTGAGTACGATGTCCGTTTTTCCCTGCGAATTGTTGTTCCAGTCGGAAATATACACTTTGGCGATATAGTTGCGGGCCCCGAACTGCAAGCCGTCCACCTTGCCTTGCGATATGGCGTCCGCAATGAGGTTCGAAAAGCGGGCGACCTCGGAGGTGTAGGCTGCGAAACGGGCGTTGTAATCCGTGCGCTGGCTCTGGGTGAGGGTCGTGTCCGTGTCGTTGTTCACGGCTACGGTGCCGGTGAGGAAATTCACCAGCGAGTTGTAGGCCGTCGAAAGGGCCGTAATGGAGATGCCGTAGGTATCGGCGTCGGACTGGTAGGTGGCGAACTCTTTCTGCATCTGCGCGAGGGTGTTGCGCAGCACGGCTTTCTCCTCGCGGGAGATCACCTGGTCGGAGGACATCTGCCGCAGGCGCACCTGGCTGTCATCGACCAGCTGCCAGTCGTCCGCAGAGGCGGTTTCGCCGTCTCCTTTGTCGGCATTGGAGATGTAGAGGGTCGTGGTGAGCGAACTTCCCGATCCCGAGGTGCGGAACCACACGTCGTTCACCTCATAGGGTACGGACGGGGTGGCCGAGCCGTAGAACACGCGGGCTTTGGTCCCGGCCAGCCCGAGGGCTTTGCGGGCTTCGGCTATAGCCGCAGCGCTGCCGCTGTCCGCAATACGGTTCCACTGATAGACGCCGTTCTCGAAGACGAATTTGTAGCTTTCGTAGGACACTTCACCATCGGTGGTGATCTTGCGGTCGTAGCCGTCGTTGATATGCCGCTTGCGCTCGGTGTCCGTGGTCCACTCGCTGGCGGGGTAGTTGTCGAGCGTGGGGACCTCCTCGCCGCCCCAGGAGATGATCGACTTGTCGATCTGGTCCTGCAAGTCGGGGAGGATCGTCTCATTGATGTTGTTCACGACCCCCTGTAACTCCTGCGAGAGTTGGTAGGCTCCCTGCGCTGCGGTGTTGATCGCCGTCTGGATATACTCGTTGGCCTCCTCCAGGCGGGTACAGAAGGCGCTGTACGCATCGTTGAACAGGGCGTACTGCGAATCTACGCCGGCCTTCTCCTCCGGTGTGGCGATGCCGTCGTCTGAGGCGGTTCGAATCGCAGATAGCAGATCGGCCACAGCGGTGTCGAAGGTACTCTTGGCGGCTTGCAGGTTCGATTTCGCCGTGCCCGAAAGCAGCGAATTGTTGTAAACGGTCGTATAGGAGGCGTCGGCGGATTTCTGCGTCTCTTCGACGCTGTTCGTATATTTCTCGATGGACGTGGCTTCGGCACGCGAGATGACCCCGTCGGTGAAGGCTTCGTCGGTGAAGTTCTTCAGAGAGGAGACGTCCGCAGCCGCGGCATTGGCATCCTGCTGTGCTGTGGCAGCGGCTTGTGCGGCTTCCCGGGCCGTCTGATCGATCTGTTCGATGTCGAACTCCTTCTGGAACTGTCCTGTCTCGGGGTCGTAGAGCTTGCCTTGCTTCCAGCCTGCCTCCGGGGTGAATGCCACGCCGACGCCGTTGTCTCCGACCATTCGGAACAGCTTGCTCCGGGTGTCCAGCAATACCTTCTTGTCCAGGCTGCTGACCATACCTTGCAGGTAGATATTATCCAGATAGGCCGAATAGCCCGACATCTGGATCCCGAAGACGGAGAGGTTCGTAAGGTCGCCGAACTGCGCGGCGATATTCTCGGCCGTGAACTCCCAGTCGCTGACATTGCGAAGATAGCGCTGGTAGGTGCGCGTCGAGTAGCGCGAGCTCCGCCGGGCGGGATTCGTGAACGAGCCGTAGGCCACGAAGGTCATCGACTCCATCGGGTCGATCTGTTTGGTAAAGGTGGCCGACAGGGGGCGCAGCTCGTAGCGGAACCGCTCGTTGCGGTCGCCCAGGACTTCCGTGATACGGAAATAGACCGTGGCGAAGCCTGCGAAAGTGCGGTTGCCTCGGCCGTCGTCGGAATCTGCCGTCGCATTGTTCGACGGGTCGAAGTCGTGGAAGATACCCATGCAGATATCCCCGACAGCTACGGCGCCGATCTCTCCCTCTTCGAGTTTGAGCGTTACGAGCTTCTGCTCCTTGTCCACGCTCTCGATCACCCCGGCGCCCGGAGCGCTCCAGTCGTCCCCGACGCTGATGCCCACACGGTTGTACCGAAGCTCCGGAACCTCCAGAAAACGACGGATGAAGAGGCTCTCCAACTCGCCGGCGCCTTTTTCACTTATAAACCCGCCCACTCCGGTAATACCGGAGGCATATGATGGTCCAAATTGTGCCCCTGCGTTGAAAGTCATTCTACCTTTGAACGTATCGGGTGCCTGCTTGTTGGCAAACTCCCATATTGCCCTTCGTGCAGAATAAGCATTTGTATCGGTCGGGAAAGTATTATCGTATCGGGTGATTAGATATATAGCCGCTCCATTCTCCGCAATGCCTATACGTTGGGAATAGAGCGATGCTTTCACGTCCGATTCAATACTGCCCAGGCGGGAATAAGGAGTATTGTCGCCTATCGTATAGGTTGCGATGTACTCGTTGTATAGTTTTTTTTCATAACCTTGAATCCGGGAAAGACGACCGTCTATACCGAATTGAGGACCCATTAATCGTACAGCCTGTCCTGCTTCGTAGTTTTTTTCGTTGTGTGTACAATACACGGGATTCGTTTCACAGTCATAGACTGTCGTGTCGCTGCTATGTTTGGCAGCATAGGAAGTGCCGACCTCAAGAAGTTCTTGTTCTGCTTCGTCTATGCGTTGCTGGGGGAGTTTGACGCCTGTGAGTACGAAAGTGTCAGGCCCTCGGTCATCATCTTTTCCACGAGGACGCATGTTTTCATTCGGTATAATCTGCTGACTTTCGCCGGACGTTTCGACTTGGGCGATGATTTCAAATTTCTTGTTGAATCCGTCTTCGGGTTTCCAGGTCGCGGGGTCGATATTGTCGCCATTGTCGTCGATAAGGGCGAGTTCGAAATCCCAGCCGATCAAATCGCCGCTCGTAAAATGTGCCCCCAGCGTTTCTCCTTCGATTACGTCTGAAGGTAGAAATGGCGTGTCGTTGCATACCATGACGTATGCCTTGTCGGTCTGCCCTTCAATGATTGTCCGATCGATAGTTTCTACCGAAGTGACGGTTTCCGTGTTCTTCGGGTAGATGTCGTCGAAAAACACTACGACTTCCTTGATTTCGTTTTTTGTAAGTCCGGGACGTGCGTCTATGTATTGCTGCCCATCCGGAAGCCGTAACCGGACTTCGGAAACGTGGTTCGTTACGCCGCCCTGTTCGGATTGTCCGTATTCTTTCGTCAGGTTGCGCGTGGAGCCGAATACATAGAAACGGGTCCCGTATTCGGAATCGTCCCCTTTCTTGGCCGGGATGCTTTTGACGACTTCTCCGCGTTTGAATGTTTCCGGCGTTCCGAAGTTCAGTTTTCCGAAATGCAGGGTTACGATACTGCCGTTCTCCTCGGTCCACCATTCGACATCGAAAGTCTCGGCAATGGATGATAAGGCATCCCAACAGGTATCGCCATTGAACGATACGAGCTTGTTGGTTTCCGGATGTTCGACATTTACACTTCCCATCTGCCAGTTGTTTCCTCCCAGTGCCTTGTTCATGTTGGCGACGATGAGCGCCCCGAAGGATGCCAAGTCTGTCGTGTTGTGGAATACAGCTTCAGGATTATCGCCTCCCAGCCAGAAGCAGATGAAATTTTTCATGTGGTTTTGCTGCGCCTGGAACTGAAGCGTGTATTTGTAGCCGCCGGTTTTGTTGTCGAAATCCGGATAAACCTCCGACATGATTTCGAATTTGCGGCCTTTGTAGGTGATGTATGATCCGAGGGGGAAATCCAGCGGGGTAAGCAAACTAAAGGGGAGTTCGATGTAATAATCCCCCATAAGTGCGTATTTGATAATGGCACTCGTTGTTACGGGCGCATCGTATATCGCTTTACCGGAAGGGTTGTATATTGTCATTTCGTCGATATATGTATCCTGTGCCATCACAGGGTCGATACAAAAGTGTGGGGTTTCGGCACATTATGCAAGTAATTTTAAGAAAAAATACAGAAAAACGCCCCGGTCTTTTGACCGGGGCAAGAGGGGGTTGCTTCCATCCGTATTTTAAGGTTTAAGCCATGAACTTTGCGGCTTAACGATTAGACGAGCGTTGTTATATGCCATCTTCAATGTTAAGCATGTGCGCGCTGTATAGGTATTATTCCCTATTTTATGCGTGGCTAAAGCTAAATCCGGATTGGGTGATCCAGGGGTAAGGCATAAGGGCAACAGAAGTTGTATTTTCCCTTCGTAATACTGGGGGACAGCTATTTTGTAATTTGACCTTGCTTTTTTTTGGGCTTCATTAATCGCGCCAACGAGTCTTCTGCGCATTTCGTCTGAACTCAGCCCTTGCATGTGTGCAGGAAATCTGTCCATGTTGTCCGCAATGATATGGTCGATTTGAGGGACTACCCTGCATTGAGGATTGAAAATCAAATCCTCGGGTTTCTGGAAAAAATCAGCAATGTCCGGAATATTATCGCCGAATTTGCTAATTAGCTGAATATCGCTTTCCCTGACAAATGCCTTGAAAACATAAGGCGATAAACCTTTCTCGGCTACATCTGGCCTATTGTTGCGTTCAGCAAGAGCAAATATGCTTTCCAAATTTGCAGTTACAAGTCCAGTATTGAAACATGCAAAATTGTTATCAGAAGAAAAGGATATTTTATTTTCAGATTTAATTTTGCGGAAAGTATGTTCGATATAACTTTTCAAAATGGAATATTTGGCTTGCGTAGCATCTGAGAAATCCCATGGTTCCGGATCTGCTATATTATTCGCAAGATATTCAATAGATGCGTCATAATTAGGGAACCAACAAAAGTCAAAAAGAGCCGAATGAAATTTTTTCATAAACGTAAGTTTTTTATATTGTCAATAAATAAAAAGACCGCCATGTAATATTATGACGGTCTTATTGTATCCTTTATGTTCGATATTCGTGGTTACGGATAGACCCGTACGTCTATATTTCATTATATGATGCAAATATAATACACGTTTTTTCGAGGTGCAAATTTTTTGCCAACTTTTTAGTTGCACTATGAAAACGTAGCCGAATACACGTTTATTGTCCTAACGTATGGAAATGATAAAGAGCGAAATTCGTAAGATTGGAGAAGAACTGCAATTGATTTGATAAGGATGGGGAGGGGCTAACGCATCATTTTACGATGAATAGCAGAAGCGAGTAAAAGGCTGGGATAGATTCCCGTCCTTTCCTATTCGCGTGCTGCCCGATCTGCGGGGTTGGGTTCGTTAAATTTCACTGTTAATCTCGATGCCAGGCGATCGGCTTCTATCATGTAGCTGCCCGAATCGCCGACGTAGGTCAAATGATACACTTCCGCTCCTAATGCCGGTATGGACAGGGAAATTTCTCCTTTTTGCAATAGAGCAACGAAATTTTTGTAATTGGTAAGGTGTTCTGTCGTAGTATTACCAAATATTGTGAAAGTTAATGTCAAATCCCGTGATGCCAACTTCGGTGTTTGAGGATAAATAACCTCTTTACCGTTTTTTGTCGGATCGTCATTCTCGACAAAACTTTTCAATGAAGAGGGGGATAGTATATTTCCCAGAAAATCGTCGCCCATCGCAATCCCTTTCGCGTAGGCGTCCGATCCGTTTATCAATAAATCTCCGATCATTTTTTATCGTTTAAGGCTTTGGCTAAATATAATTCTGCTGTATCTATGACATCATATCCTTTCGAACTCACGAAGGAGGCGTAGAACATTCCATCTCCGAAAATAATACCGGTCCCTGCTTTATTTTCTTCGTTCAGCAGTTTGTTTGTGGCTTCGGCAGCTCGTGGGTCAGGGTGGTTTTGATCTCCTATGAATCGTTTTTTCTCTTTCCCGTTATAAGTTACGACATATCCGACCGCGCTCCGAAGGTTCCATGTATGATTTTGATAATCGGATTTTGCCTGTTGGAGAGCAACGGCCTGCCGTGCTTGCTCGTCGAGGAATCCCACTACTTCGGGTTCGATTCCTTTGATGAATGAGTCCAAATCGGCTATGTCTTTCTCTATTTTCATATAGTGCAAAATACACTATTATTGGCACATTGAACAAAAATTCCGATGCAAAATTTTGCGGGGGGGGGAATTTTGTACTTTTGCAACATCTAACCAATAACTTATTGTATTATGAAAAAAATTTTACTCCTTTTTACTATTGCTATTTTCGTTTGCTCTTGTGGGGTTACGAAATATAGCCAAACGACTTATTTTGCTGATTTCAGGGATTATACAAAAGATGGATTCACAATTACGCCAAGTTCATCCGGGTTTACCTATAAATCTATTGGTGATATTTCAATAGATTTCAAAATAGGCAAAAAAGATGGATATAACAATCCAGATGCAGAGTTTGGAATGGAGCATATTTTTGTCCCAACATATGATTATATAACTGCAGAAATGGTGAAAAAAGCAAAATCATTAGGAGCAAATGCACTATTAAATTACAAAGTGATACCCATATATAGTGCAAGTAAGTATGGTTCTTCGATTATAGGATATAGCGCCAGTGGATTCGCTGTCAATTTAATCAACGTTAAATAGCTATGAGAAGGTTATTATTAATTATACTTTTTGCTGTTGGAATTTCATATGCAGCATCAGCACAACACTATAAAGGCGATATTAGTATTTCGTATGGAGTAGGCGTTGGACAATTTGGTACAGATAACTATGGCTTTCAAACCACACATGGTTATTTATTCAACAAGAACTTATTTGTCGGAGCAGGTATCGGCTTTCTTAAATTCAAGGATATAGATAGTGGAGTTATACCTATATATGTTAATGTGAAAGGATTATTGAATGCGGATGCGGGTATAAGTCCATATTTGTCAATGGATTTAGGATACGGAGCGCGAGAGGGAGGAGGTATATACTACGCACCTGGTATTGGTGTTAATTTTCGTATTATTCGTAATATGGGTATATCTGCAAGCATTCACTATCAGTCAATAAAAATAAATAATGAGAATATTGGTAGTATTGCATTAAAGATAGGCTTCAATTTTTAAATAAATAGCCCCCGAAAGGGGGCTATAAAATTATACCAAAATTCTATTTCTTCTTTACGTATATTTTTTCTCCCAATGGCATAGTGTCACCTGTTATGTACCCAACAGTTGTTACGCCGTCTTGGACCATTGTAATTTTAGGAGGAATATAGATATAATTTCCTCCTCCGTACATTTCATAGCGGTCTTCAAAGTCGTCTTCATAACCATACCAACTAAATTCTGATTCAGATGTGAATGTGATTAAGTCATAAGCACCTTCTTCTATACATTCCCATTCGGTGCCAACAAGCTCCGCACTTCCTTTTTCATCATCTTTCGAACATCCAACAAATACCAATGTAGCCACGGCTACAAAAAGGAGTAAAAATTTTTTCATAATGCAATAAGTTATTGGTTAGATGTTGCAAAAGTACAAAATTCCCCCCCCCGCAAAATTTTGCATCGGAATTTTTGTTCAATGTGCCAATAAAAGAATATTTCGTACAAGAATTTTTGGCTGTTTAGATAATTGTTGTATCTTTGCAATGTCTAAAACCAGTGGGCAGGTTAAAAACGCCCAACAATATACGTGTGGGCTATTTTTATACCTGTTTAGTAGGTGTAATATATGCGCGTACCCTGTGCGAAACAGAAATGTTAGCAAAAGTTCCACTGGACTTTAGACAACAGGTAGTACGCGCTTTTTTATTATTTTATGTCTATAACCAGTGAACAGAGCGTACAAACGTTCAATAATTCTCTATTTGGAGAATTAAGAGTGAATCAAGCGGCGGACGGCATGATATGGTTTTGTTTGTCGGATGTCTGTCAGTCATTAGGACTCGGCAATGCAAGCCAAACGAAATCAAGGCTTAAGCCAGAGGGTATCACTACTAATGATACCCCTACCCAAAGCGGCATCCAACAGATGCTGTTCATTAACGAACCAAATCTATATCGCTGTATTTTCCAGTCTCGCAAAAAGGAGGCAGAATTATTCCAAAACTGGGTTGTTGAAGAAGTTCTTCCCTCCATTCGTAAATTGGGTGGCTACATGGTAGTAAAAGAGAATGACAGCCCCGAAATTATCATGGCTCGTGCACTTCAAATCGCCAACGAGACAATTGAGCGAAGCAAGCAGCGCGTGCAGATGCTCGAAGGCGAGAACAGCCACCTGCAAGAGCAGAACCGCATACTCGCGCCCAAAGCCCAGTACACCGACGAGGTATTACAATCCACTTCTACTTACACCCTCACACAGAACGCTCACGATCTCGGCCTCCGGAGTGTCCACGCCTTGACCCGGATTCTGATGGAGAAGAAAATCATCTACCGTCAGAGCGGGCAATGGCAACCGACGGCCAAAGTCGCCGACAAAGGCTATTTCGATACTCGTACGGCCAAATTCGTTAAGTCGGACAATACGATCGGAACCAGCATGACTACGGTAATTACCGAGAGCGGCCGTCAGTTTCTTCACTCCTTGATCGGAAAGGAGGTGTCGTTATGAGAGGCTCAATAGCTAATACAACGATTTCCGATCTTGAGGATCGCCTCCGGGCGGCTGAAGCGGCAGTAGAAGAATCCCAGAAGGCATATATAGCATGCAGCGAGGCATATATGAGCCTGCAAAAAAGTTACGATGCCCTTTTTGATAAGTGGATTCGCCTCACAGAACAACAGAGCCAAGCGCGAAATGAACAACTTGAACATATGCTGTCGGTCAGAAAAGAATCGCAATACGCGCAATTCGTGAATAAATCGAACTCCAAACTTTGTTAGCTATGATTTACGAATTGTCTTCGGACGGCTATCGGCTGGGGTTATTCCCCAGCGAAGCCGAAGCTATTCATCACGCAGCCTACCTGCCGAAGGGATGCTACAAAATTCGAGAGTGGGCGATTGACGGTGAGTTTATGATATTCGATACAGCGGTTAATTCAGAACGTGAGATTAACAACTAAAATTTGCACATTATGAACAGGATATATGTAAATAAAAAGTCGGAAATAACGATGATCGGCAAAGCCTTTGAAACGGCCGGATTCCGTTGTCTGCGGATCATATCGGCATGTGATTGCCACCAGCCGGGATCGGGCAATCGGAGAAATGGAATGATCGTCTTGGATGGCGACAAACTTCTTGTGGAGATCGTTCGATGTCGAGGGTGTGCAAAAAATCGATAATCAGAAAGGGGCTTTATAGCCCCTTTTCTCATTCTGTGAGTTTCTTCGCTATATATTTGCCGTATTCCGTTCAATGCGCGTGATTCCTGTTTCAATATTAGCTAACTTTTCATCCATATTTTTTGTCGTAGCATTGATTTCAGCGACTTCAAGATAGGTTTTTACGGCGTATTGCAACAGTTCATTATTGACCTGCACATTTCGGACAACAGCAACTTGAATGCTTGTTATAGACGATATAAGTCCGATAATAGACTGTGTTTCGGTCATAACATATCCTCGGATGTCGGTAACTTTTCCTTGAATGTCCGTGAAACGTCCATTAAGCTCACTTCCGGTATCTTGCGACATAGCTTGAAATCCTCGGGATGTAGCCGACTGAGTTGAAACACTCTCTTCCCAATCTAATCCTTTTTCGGCAGCGAGTTTTTTTAATGTTTCCCACAACTCTTCACCTATGGCTTGCTGGGCGATTACATCATCAAGAACCGTATTGATTGTTTCTGTTATTGCCCCAAAGCGTTCTTCGTCCGATAGGGATTCATTTTCATTGATTGATTTTATCCGTTCTTTAGCTTTTTCAATAGCTGGGGCTATTGTTGCAGTATATACAATGTCTTTAGCTAATTGTTTCAACATATCCCCTGCGGCCTCCCCGAAAGCATCTGCCGCATCCGCGCCACTTTCCCAGGCATCGACAAGGGCATCTGCCAAAGTATCGCCTAAATTGTTGAATAAATCAGAGAGGTAGTTATTAGATGCATCCAAAGCCTCTTGATAGGTATCCCAGTTTGCAACCAAGTTTTGTATCATCTCCTGATTTTCCGCTGATAGGTGCTGAAAGGTGCTGCCTCCTTCTTCTGCGAACTTCTTTAGCGTCTCCATATTTAACGATCCACTTTCATCGAATAGTTCAGGGATCAAATCTCCCAAAGATGCGTATTTGGCAGATCGGAACCAAGTCGAGTGGCGTGTTTGTACTTGCATATTCGCAATGGATTCTGCGGCTGACTCCCATTCTTTTTCATATTTATACAATTCGGATAGACCTGTATAACTAATTGTGCCCTCTCCTGGAAGTCCTTTTTTCTCTTCACCTCGCTTTATAATTTCCTCCAATGATTCTTCATAATCTTTAAGGGCTTTACGCGCTACCTCTATGTTTTGTATAAAAGCGCCATATTCATCTTTCCCGAATATTGTAGAAAATTCTTCGGCGTTGATCTTGACTCGTTCATTCATGAGGCGCAACTCTTCATTAAATTCATGGGCTAAACGGATGTTTCTTTCCCAAGAAGATTCCCCACCACCAAATAAACTAAATACACCTTGTATTAACTGAAAGCCGGCGGATATGGCTGTGAGAACGACGCTTGCTTTTTCCAATGCGGACATTTCAGCACCTGCTGCGCTTGCTGCGTCTGTTACGCCTTCTATTGTAGCGATAAGGTTTCCTGCGGCACTTGCCATTGTTGCGATGAAAGTCGCAGCTTTTCCTAATCCTTCATCAAATTCGCTCAAGGCACTTGCCGCTTCGCGGGCGGTTGCGGATAATTCATTGAGTAATCTGGCTCCTTCGGCCCAATTACTGTCGGAGACCCCTTTTTTTGTTTTTCCGAGTAGTGCATTTAATACGGCAATTCGCGCTTTGAGCTTGTTGATCGTATCAATATATCCGGCAGCCTCCTGTGTGCCGGAAGATGCAAGCGCGTCATAAGCCGTTTGAGCGGTTTCTAATTGTGCTTCGACTTCTGAAAGTAATTCTTCAAGTTTCTCAACAGACAAGTTTACGATTTCTTTTGCCCAGTCAGAGGCTTGCACTTCGAATACAGCCAAAGCCGCATCTCGTTCGGCTTGGATTGCAGCTCGCGCACCTTCAGTGGTCGCTTCGGCCATCTTACGGTCATAATAATCTTTGGTGGCCTGCATTTTCTCACGGAAAGTGCCGTATTTCATATAATATTCGTCCCAGTCGGCTTGTTCTTTTTTCCAGTATTCGGCAAAGTTTGTGTCTATGGGTGGACCTGCGATCGCTTCATGTCGCTCGTTTTTGCGGCGATTGTCGTTTTCCTGTCGAAGTATAGCGAATTGCTCTTCTTGTTTTTGGGTTAGTTTTCCCTGGAGCTCTATGATGCGTTGTTCTGCTTCGTTGATCGCCTCTGCCCGCCGTTGATAATCGAGTTCTATTTGTGCTACTCTTTTCTCTGTCCCATCCTTCATTGAATCAATCTCGGCTTGAAGAGCATCATCGCGCAGCTTTTGGAGCGCTTTTCCGAGATCGTTCAAATTTTTTTCCTGTTGTGAAGCCGCTTTTTGGGCATCTTGTTCGGCTTTGCGGCGGGCTGCCTCTGCTTCGGCATTTTTCTCTTCCACAGTGGAGGAAGTAAGGAGTTTTTCAACCGCAGGAGTAAGGGCTTCTGAACCCTTATTTATTGACTCAATGAATGCATTAACATCACCATCGAACTTATCTTCAATTTGATCCCATATTCTTTTGCCCTCATCGCCCAGCTTTTCCAATTCGGAAACAAATTCTTTTTGGTATTTTCTAATGCCAGATGTTGATTGGGCATAAGCCCTGGCACTTACAATCCTTTCATGTCCAGTTGAAGTTCCAATAGTTTTATTCCTCTCCAAATACTCTTCATACGCCTTATTATACTCTTTTAGAGCATTGGCATAATTCTTATAAGCATCGCCCGTGAATTCAATATATTTTATGTCCTTAGACTTCTCTGTAATAACCTCTTGAGCCGCCCGTGCTTGTGCAGCTTCAATAATTGCATCTCGTAGATTGTTGTAAGCGCTAATAGCATTCCCGACCATAACTTGCTCTTCGGACATATTTCCGAAGTAGGCGGGATATATTTCCTGTAATCTTTCGACCGCTTTTTTTCGTTCGTTGTAGGGTTTAGCTACATTTGTTGCTGCCCGGTACAATAAATCGAGTTTGGTAATTTCGGCTTGAGCGGAAATTGCCCCTTCAGTCATTGTCGCGTGGAATTGCTCTGCGGCTTGTTTTGCGGCATCAAAAGCCTGTTTCCCCTTGAACAGCGAGCCAACCCATTCGGTGATTTCCTTGCCGTAAAGGGTTAAAACCGTGATTCCGGCAACCAGAAGCGTTTGCCAAGAAATGATCGATTTAATAACCTGCTTCCAAACCGGTGTGAATGATTGGCCTTCGGCTTTGAGTTCTTTCACCCGTTGTCTTGTTAAGGCGAGCTGATCGGCTAAAATGGGCAGGTTGTTGGATATGGCGAGGAAGAAGGTTTGCGGGCTTATGGCCAGCGACGGTAGTTCCCGAGCGACCTGCTGGATTGAGAACGACAGTCCATTCCAACCGGAAGCATAATTACCGACATTGCGGGCATGAACTCCCATCGAAGCGTCAAGTTCTTTGATCTTTGTGTCGAGAGCCTGAATGTTTTTGAGAAGGTTTTGACCGAATGTATTCCCGCGTTCTCCTTCATTGAGCGATCTGTAAACGGTCCGCATCCGAGCGAGGGCTTGCGACATTTCATCTATAGAGCCATGTGCGACTTGCTCCAGTTTGATTTGGTTCGCAACCTCTTGGCGCATTCGTGAAATAGCTTGCTTATTTTCTTCATAAGTCAAAGATAAGGATGTTCGACGGGCAATTTGTTTGTCCGTCAAGGCGAAGCCATTCTGCTCGGCTTTATTCAAAGCATCATATTGTGCTTTCAGACCTCGGTTTGCGGCTTTTAACTGTTCTATTTGTTCGATATTTTCACGCTTTGCAAGACTTACAGCGTGCAATTCATCCAGCAAACCGCGCCATGCTTCGGCTTCCGCATTGGCAGCCTGTGCTCCTGCGGTAGATGCAGTTGACGATGGGGTAGATAGTGATTGGGGCTCTGTTTGTGAGACTGTTTTTGCCGCCTCGTTCTGCATTTGAGTAATTCGCTTTATTGATTGCTCGACACGAGCCTCCATTTCAGCGATTTTCTTATTTACAACGTCAAACTCCTTTGTTCCTGAAGGAATAGTAGCCAAAACCTGTTTCAATCGCTCCAGAGAGGTGATAAAACTGTTTAATTTATCGGTTTCGGCGTTTATTTTGAATGATAATGCGCTCATTTGTTTTTTTGTCTTCTTCTTGCGGCCATCTCCTTGCCGCTGCCCTTGACTATTTTCTTTTCATCGCCCACGAGCGATCGCACCTTGTCGATCATCATCAACATCATAGTGGGGTAGTTCACTTTTTCGAAGGCGTCACGGTAGCTGATGTTCAGGTGTTCCATCATAGTCGCCATGATGCCCGCAATAGAGTTGTTCCCAATAGTTTCTGTGATGGTTTTCTTGCGTGTTTTGTCGATTTTGACTGATTCCAGCAGGTCTTTTCCTGTGGTGATGTCGGCGATTTTCTGTGCTGCGATTCGGATTTGTCGGTAATCGCTGTAGCGTCCGGCGTACCATAAGAACAGTCGTTGTTGCCAACGGCAGTGAAATAGTAGCTTTGACATAGTTTTCAGCGAATATCGTTGTCGCCCGTCAATGGAAAGGTCCAGCCGTTCGTCTGCGAAAGCCCGTGCGAGATCCTTGATATAGGGTTGGTAAAACCGGAAATTAAGTCGCCCGATCCGTACTATTACATGATGTTTGTTCAGCAATGATGCAGCGACGATGTTGGCGGACTTACTCATGATCCTTTGCGATTGATTGTGAGAGCTGCTCCATAACGGCGCTGATACCAGCCATATCCTCCAAAGGAATCATTTTTAGAGTTTTGTTATAGGCGTCAAACAATTCGTCGAGTGAGGCTTTTTTTAGGAATTTTCGCCGGAGCACGATGCGTTTTAATATATTGAATATGTTTTTGCTGTCAGATATACCTAAAGCTACACTTTGGGTCATTGCCTTAAGGCATCCGATACTTTTATCCGGCTCTTTTTTTATGTCCCGCGCCTGCATAATGCGTATGGCGGTCAGCGGGGACATACCATATATGCTATAACTTTTTCCGGCTATGCGGAAGCTGATGAAATCCATATCTTGAAAGCTTATAAATAAAAAGGAGCGAGGGGCTTACGCCTCCCGCCCCTTTGTCGATGTGATATAAGGCTGTTATTTGCTTGATACACTCATTATCGAAGCGGCATCCGTAACCTTAGATGCATCGAACCAATATTCAGACGATACATCCGTATTGTCGGGCTCCAGTGCTGTTGCGACGACACTGATAGCAACGGCATCGTCTGTTTCGGCATTTCGCGCCACGATGGAAGCCTTTGGGAAGACGCAGTATTGGTCGTCTTCTGTAAGTGCAACCATGCACTTCTCGATATTAGTGACGCCACGTGCCCGCTTCCAGGTGGTTTCCGTTCCTGTGCCACCCATGAATGCCGCCTTCGTTTCGTAGTCGTATTGGCCGATGGCGAAGTTCATGGTGACTTCACCCATCTCTTTTGACTGACGATATATGCCGTCGGTGAGCTGATTTTTGTATTGTGTTGTGGAGGGCTCGGCTTCATCGAGGCTCCACGTGTCCTGATGGACATTCGGCACCTTCTTGGTGGTAGGGTCTTTGAGGATGGTTCCCAACAGCGTTCCTGTCAGATCGCCCGTGACTTTCGCGGGGTCTGCATACCAGATGTTTTTGATGCCTACGGCTGTAATAGTTGCCATATTTTTAATCTTTTTTTACGTTTAACACTCTGAACAGAACCCGGACATAGACATAGTGGCACCCGAGGTCTTTATCCTCTTCACAACCTATATTTTCGTATCGGTAGTGATATGCCGTATTATCATATTGCCCATAGGTCCATGATTTGAATTTTGATTTTGCAGCCCGTTCGAGTTCTTTAAGCCGGTTTCGATTTGCAATTCCCTTGATGTCCGGGATACATAGATTCACCGAGATGTAACAGGATTCCCAGTAAGTCGCCGGAGATTGTTCCGATGGCGTTACAACTACGATTCGCTCGTTTTTTATTCTGCCTTCCGGAACATCCCAGGTAGGAAATGTTTTAATCCCGAAATCAGTGCAATCACGAATCAAAATGTCCTGTGCATCGTTGGTGGTTATCATTGTGCAATCCTTTTAGAGCCATATTTTCGTGTATTCATACCTTTGTCCGCTTTTGTAGAAGCCTTGCACTGGGTACGACACCGAATCTTCTAACGTGGAACCGATAGGAGCACCGAGACGATGGTCGAATATATTTTTGCCGCATCTATCGAGGATGCGGACCTCCTCATTTTCTTCGAGGGGGAGTACATTCTGCGGCATAACTACCTCATAGGTATATTCGATCACTTTTCCGTTAGGCGATTCAATGAACCGGGCTTTGCCGTCGTAACGAGCATTACAGCGGCTCACCGTTTGCCATTCATCCGTGTTGTGATTCCAACGTTGAAGTATATAGGGAAATCGGATCATAAGAACTTTACGGTCGGTTGAAGATTGAATTCGTCGGCAATATCGGTTAGGCCGTTATCCTTTGCGAGAGCATGTATGCGGCGGCGTAATTCCTCTACATTATAGCCGATAGAATATCCGCCGTTGCCTTCGGACGCCAGAACGATAAGCTGCTTCAGGATGTCAATGGCGGCTTTCGCTACCGAAACCTTGTTGGCTGACGAATACTCTCCGTCTGCCGACAACCCTGCATCCATGCAGGCTACTGCAACCAGGTTGTCGTCCACATCATAAGGATAGAGCCGTGCCGATATTACTTCCGAATTCTTCATTGACGATAAGTTTAAGCGTTACCTTCGTTCCACGAGGTATTCTCTGTGTTGATGTAGTACAGGGATTGCCGGTTGATGAGTGCCGGCATGATGTACGCTTCGGCCAGAGTAACTTCGAGCATTGGGTTCAGCTCCGAATAGCGCGTGATCTTCACGTTCTCGCGGTATGCTTGCAGTGCATCGGTGTCCGAAACCTGCGGGACGTCGCTCCACCAGGTCCAGCCGAGCTGCGGTGTCGGCGACAGCACGGCGACATTCTCCGCCCACGGCTTGTAGGTCGTCTGACTGCCGTCGCGTGCCTCCCGCTTGACGTAGGAGTCGATCACGATGATCTGCGGATACCCTTTTGAACGCATGTAGGTATTCACGAGGTCGATTGTGAGCGTGTCGCTGCTTGCCAGGCCCGTCGCAGTGAGGACGACAGGCGAAACCCGTTTGACGGTCTTTTCGCTCATCAGCAGTTTGTCGAAAGCCGCTTGTTCCATGATAGCGTACATGGGACGGCTGAATCCTTCTTTCTGGATGGCTTTCTGCCCGGCGATGATGTCACCGAGCGGATCGCTGTCAGACGATGCGCTCCACTTGTTTTTCACGCCGGTTTTGTGTGCCGAAGGGATGTTGAAGTTTAGCGCGTTCTGCGTCACCACGTCGTTGTTGTTCTCGGTTTTCAGCACGATGGCAGATTTCGATCCGACTTGAAGGTCCAGGTCTTCGGCGAGATAGTTCACACCTTCGTAGCAGAATTGTACGTCTTCATAGACCATATCTACGAGTTGCAGTGCTACATTGGGGTTGCCGCTTGACTGCGCATAGCTGCGGAGGATTTGATACTCTTTGATCTGTTTCTCGTCTTTTTGGCGAGAAATTGCGACTTTCGCAACTTGTCCGCTCCAAGTGCCGATGGTTTTGCGTGTTTTTTGCGGCGCCTTCGCGTTGAACGCGATCACGTCTGCACTCACGGGGATTCCGTCGTTCCCTTCAAGAGACTTGATGTCGAGTGTCGGGGTGTAACGCAGGGGAAACAGCGTCGGCCATGCCAGACCGGACCCCGGCATGTACGAGTTCAATTCGGCCTGCATATCGACCTGCGAAAGGTCGAAAAGGGGTTTTCTCATGTCTGCCATAGTTAAACGAGATTAATGGATTTGAGATTTGCGAGAATTTCGGGAGCGATATTGGTCGTCACGGCACGGACACTTGCTCCATTAACAAGACGTACGAAATTGTTTACCGTACCGCCTTCGAGCTTGTTCCCCGTCAGATAGGCTGGGGTGTAAATGGCTTCAGCACCCGACGCTTTCGCTGATTTTGCCTGGTAACCTTTTGCCCCGATAGCGACGGTTGTGCCGAATGCTGCGGTCGTTAGTACATCCTTCGATGCGTCTGAGCTGTTGATCGCAGTGATGGCGACAGCTTTTCCACCGAAAGCGATGAACTCACCTTGCTTGAAACCGGAGCCTTTGGCGATTTCGATGTTAGTGTCTTCAGCTCCGATGGCTTTCACGAGTGTTGCACCTTTAATCGGTTTGTAGATGTTACCGGTTGCCAGTCCCACAACGGAACCGGCCGGCAGATCTCCGTCGAGCTCGGTTACATCGACGGTACCGCCACCTTCTTTTTCGGAAAATACGACCTCGAACACCACCTTGTCGGGTTCGGGGGCATCATAGAATTTGTTTTGCCAACTCATGTCGATTGTTTTTTAATTTAGACCTTTGATCGCCGAAGTTTTGTAATCCTCGGCAGCCTTCTTGCGATCCAGTCGGGCTGCCATTGCCGCAGACATTTTATCTCCACTTTCTCCGCCTCCGAAGAGAGGCGGTGTTACCCCGATTCCACTCTTGACGAACATTTTGGCCGCTTTCGAAAGAACCTGATCTACGTCGTCATTGTCGTCGATTTTGATGATGGAAAGCGTGTCATCGTCAAGTCCCAGCGCGTGGGCCTTTTCACGGATTGTCGCAGCTCGTTGTGCCTGCGTCTGCGCTGCTTCGAATCCCTCGATTTTCTCCGTATAGGGCTTCATGGTGTTTTGGATAAAAGATTTTATCCGTTCCTCAAATGCCTCGGGATCGAAAGTCTGGGAATTATTCTTGTTTCCGGGTTCGAGTTGCTGCTCTCCGCCCCCGGGCGCAGGGATTACGGACTTTCCGTCTTTGAGGTTATGCTTCTTCTCGTAGTTGCGTACTGCGGTCTGTGTGGCATCCCCTGCACGGTAGTCTCCGTAGCTTTGTAACACGTCTTGAAATCCAATCCCCTCTACGATGGCTGGTAATTGGGCTTCATCCGTCATAGCCTCGGCCTTATTCGTTGCGATTCGGTCGAGGATTGCACTATCAACCCCAACAAATTTGGTTTTGAGTAGTGCGAGAAGTTTTTCTTTCATGTTTTTTCGTTCTATATGGTTTCGAATAAATCATCATATTCGCACAAAAAAGGTCTGTCAGCCGACGCCAACAGACCCACTAACAATTACATGAAGGTTATATCGTTCTGCAACTGGTGGGCTGCGACTTCACAGCCTCTGCGACAAAAGTCAGTATGTTCGGCACATTATGCAAATTATTTTAAGGAAAAATTCGATAAAAAGAGGAGAATAATTCTCGCCGATAATTGACTATTTTTCGGCTAAAGATTCTAAATTTTTCTTTTGATTATCTGGTATATCTATATCCGATGACCTTTTTCCGATTTCAGCCGCTCTATCTCTATTTTTGGATCTTTGATACGTGGATTTTGGTAAATGGCGGTTTCTTGGCTCATTGTTCCGGTGTTAATGGATTTTTGGATAATGTCGAGCGTGTCTGAAACATTGTCCGGCATAGGTGTCGAGAACTGGTAGCCGATTTTGAGTGCTTCGAGCTGCCCGTTGAGCTTTAATTCAGGATAAAGTACACCGATGACAGCTTTTACCACATTAATTTCCCGATCAATCATTGCTCCGTAGTAGTCTTGGTAGTTTTTTGCCTTTAACATCGGAAAAAAGAACATATATTCCCAGCTTACACCGCTCGGAATTTTCATTTCCTTAATGACATCCGATGCTGGATTTACGGAACAGGTCATGCCATAAATGAATGAATCGAGTGTGTCGCATTCCCGTTTCCGATTTTCGGGAGCAGAATCGTATGTCAGATAATAGACTTTTCCATTGTTTTGTGTTTGGATGATTTGTGCCGGATCGTCGGGATTGAGGGAGCCATCCACAATGCCTTCCCCTACCACTTTGGGATTGGCAAAGTAATCGTTCATATCAGCGTCCCTGCACTGAATATCTTCCCGACGTTCGATTAGTTTTTGAACATCTGCCCATTCTGGCTCCTGTCTGTAAAGTAAAACCGGGATTTTCCCGATAAAGTTCTTTTCCGGGAGGACTTCCCACCCGATTGCCTTTTGTGTACAACGAAAGATAGTTTCATCTGTATAAATGTCACAATGAATCTCGTCGTTTCCCTCGTCGTCTTGTATGGTGAATTGGCGGATAAATAGCATTAGCCGTCCGAAATCGTCGAATTTGTAGTATATGTCGTCCCCGAGCGATTTTGCGAGTATCTTTACCATTACCTGAATTTCGCCATTGGTTGATAGGTAAAGATGATATAGTTTAGCACAAAGTGTTTCTGACCCGGCTTTCATTTTACACTCACGGATATTGGAATCAAAGCGGGTATCTTTTAATATTTGTAGAAAACGACTGTAGGCATCTTCTGCTTTGCTTTTTCGATTAAGTTCTCCATTGATACTGGTTTCTATTACATCTGAAATATCTGAGAACTGGATAGGAGAGCCGAACAGGAAAGCCGTGGCTTGTAGGTTAATGACTTTTTGGAATGGGATGGGTAATTTAGCTGTGATGATGTCCGGTTTGCCTTTTCGATGACGATTCGGGCGTTTAGTCACTTCGTGTTTCGTAGGATCGTATTCTGCAAGAGCTTTGGTGATTTTATCGTTGCAGGTCGTCATTTTACTCAACAACCGGGAGATGTCGCCGTTCTGTATGAGCTCGACGAACTTCTGTTTGCGCCCCAAAACCGCGTTGAATTGATTGGAGAGGGCTTGAGTGATTTGTTTGATCGTTGTCATATTTTATAGTCCTAAATCTTCTTTTGAAAGCGGAATTATTTGTTTGTAGTCGAACCATACCCGCATCAGTAGCGCATCCCTCCAGTCGGGAGAGCGTCCGATGTCCTGTTTGATTTCGTCTTTGGGTTTCAGGAACAGTTTGCGATCGTTGTCCACATTCCAGGTCTGGAGTTGTTCTAATTCTTCGGTAATCTCGTCTTTTTGACCATCCGACAGTTCGCAGTCGAAGGATATAGCAAAAGAGTTGATCTTATTGGCCAGCTTGTATCCGCATTGCGTCTGGAGGTTCGAGAAATTTTCTCCGTTGAGACATTGCGAGTTATTGACGAATCCGCTAATCCGGCACATATCGACCACTCCGCCGCCCACTCCGTCTTCGTCAGCGATGATCCGATAGCGGGGGATGCGGTGTTTGGCGGCCAATGATTCGATGCAGGCGGCTATTTCCGTAGTGGCGCTTCGGTCGAACGACACCTGTTCGATGATCGCCCAGCCATCCCATACAAGGATTCGCGCCCGGTCGGAACCAAAGCGGGCAATATCCGCCGTGATGTATTTGATGCCGGTACGGGTGTGAATTTTAGGATAGAATATCTCACGAATATTATCATAGGAACATAGGGCATTTGGATTGTCGTCATAGTCCCAGTTTCCCTTCAGCAATCGCTCCTTTTTGACCTTATCGGTGGTAGATTTCAATGCTTCTATATAATCCTTTTCAATGAATGGATTGTCTTGTACAAGTGCGGCAAGGTATATTTGGTGGCCCGGGAGCGTCCCAGCTTTCGCTGGTTTGTAGAATGTTGAGTGCATCCAGTTCTTTTTCGGATTACATGAAATGAACAGTTTGCGCAGGATTCCGTATTTGTCGTTCAGATGACGCCCGATGCGGGTTTTGAGCGTGTCGTAGGCTCCGAAGTTCACTTCGCCGCCTTCCTCAATCCATCCTCCGGTGTATTCCACTGAACCATAGCGCTCATAGAGCGGATCGGAAGGGAGATAACGCAGATCGAGCAGGTCAATCCTGCTGTTATTGGCAAATTGAATGTAGTGGTCTTGTCCGTTATATTTGAAATCTTTGTCGCGCTTTATACCGTATTGGGTACACACCTTGAAGAAGGTGATAAGCGTAGATTCTCGAAGGCGCTTTAACTCTTCGCGCCCGATAAACCATTTTGTCCCTGGATAGCATAGTGACATAAAGACTAACCAAGTACAACCTGTCCACGATTTTGCGCCTCCGGCGGCTCCGCCGTATAGAAATTCCGTATGGGTTTTATCGGTAAGGATGCACAGCGCTTCTTCCTGTTTGACATGATGCCCTCGTTCCGACAAGGTAATAAAGTCGAAAATTCCCCTACGGAACATTTCGCATTCGATTTTAACTTGGTCTGCGATAAGTTTATTTATCGGATTTACCATTGGTTGCTTTATGGATTAGGGCGTGCGCTGCGAGTAGGTCGGCATTGGATAATCCGGAGTAGTCCATAGTGGTATTGATCTCAATGGAATTGCCGTCTTTCCCTGTATGTTCTGTTTTATCCGGTGCATTATATCCGAGCATGCGATTGATGGTTTCGATGGCTTTGCTCTTGTCCATCAATTCTACGACGGGACATCCCGATCGGTCGATTTTTATGGATTGGATCAAACGTCGCTTCTCGGGAGGAAGTGATTTCAGGTCTTGAAATGTAATGGACGAAACTTGCCGGATACCGAACTCGGTATTTTCTTCAACCATATCGGCATTGACGAAATCAAGTATGTCAGCATTGATAATCGAGAGATTGAGCCGGACGATTTCCTCTTTGGTAATTAGTTCTTTCTTCGATAATTGAGTTTGAAGTTCTTTCACCCTTGCCGCAACCTTGACGTCTGCAAGAAGTGACGACGCTTTTTCCCAGATAGATTTGTCTGTCATTCGGGAACAGTCGTATGCAAAGCGATACGCCTCGGAAGCGTTACCGTATTCGAGGTACTTGTTGCAAAACTTCTCCTGTTTGATCGTCAGCTTTTTTGCATTTGCCATGTTATTTCGTCTGGATCTGCTTCCTATATCTTCATAGGTTCAGAGGCAAAGATGAAAGACTTCGGCACATTACGCAATTTTTACAACTAAATTATTATTCATCAATAATTGTTTAGTGTAAAATCATCTCCCTCTCTTAATTCGTACGCATATCACAGTTGTTGTATTTGTTGTACTAAAAAACATAGATAAAATGACATATATCATTGATGTTTTATCTTGTTACTTTGCTATGTATGTGATATTTGACATTATTTAATAATTTTCGTTAATATTTGTATGCTCCCGCCACCTCCACATTCGGCGACGTTCCGGTTTTCCAGAACGTCGCTTTTTGTATGCGGGGCATCTTACTTTGCAAAGCTTCATCCCGCTTTTCAGACTTCAGCAGCACTCGGTCGGAGGGGGAATACTATTTTTATCGGTATTTCGAGGAATTCTTTGATCGGGCGGGGTATCCCGCAGTTCCGGATACAGAGATCCATGAGTCTGTCGTAAATCGGATGCGTCGTGTTCCGATCTTTTGCGGGTTCTTTGTAATCCGGAGCAGTACTCCGATACGGATAAATTCGTATCTTTAACTCGGTTTCAGATACTCCGCCTCGGCAAAATGCAAATAAAAATTTGCTTTTGCACTCGGCTTATTCGTAATCTTTGACTTCGTCTTAGATACT